TGTAGTAGAAACATTAGATTGAACCTGCATTCCGGGTTGAACTACCAATGCGTAATCAAAATCTGGATAATATTGTCCGCCGACTATTTTTGAAGGAACTGTTTGAAACACATCTAGATCTGCTATAGCTGCTGAAGTTATTTTAGGTCTATATCCTAGCATGTATGCTAGAGAATATAAATTATTTGGCTGCTTTGCGTATTGTAAAAAAGTTTCTTGTAATTGATTGTCTAAATAATAAGACAATACGTCGCCAACGTATGCAGCCATTTCTATAAACATAGATCCTGGTGAAGCTTGGCTGAAATCATTATATACAGTAGGAAAATAAGATTTAGCGTACTCTATCAAATCTGACTTGAAAGTAGAAAAATCTTTATTTAAATAATTTATTTGTTTATTATTTGCCATTATTGAGTATTTTGAATAGCTATAGTTACCGTATCAGAATCTCCAGTATTTAAGATAGTGTAAAAAAATTTTATATTTATTGAATTATCGTCAATATTAGATAGTATATCTATATTTTGTACTTCAATGTTAGGAAAATTGCTTTTTACTTGACTAGCGATTCTTAATTTTATTTGATCAAAATTTTCTTGGTTTATTTGTTCGAATAGTATCAATCTCAATCCACAACCAAAATTAGGATTCTGAGGCCTTTCATACTTATCTGTTAATAAAAAATTAATCAAATTATATTTCAATTGATCTTTTGTATTATAGACAGTACTAAAAGCAGATGGTGATTCAAAAGGAATACTTACGCCAACCCCAGTTGAAGTTCGTAGATCGAGTGGAGAAATATTTTTTATTCCGTAAGCCATTATATTGCGCCTTTTGATATTAAGTTTTTCATTAATCCTGAATAATCAGGCACCTCGTTTATTTGTACCATAGATATATCAGAGCTTGGTCTAGCTGTCGCTAACATGCTATTTACATCTCCAATATTAGCTTCTTTTGGTTGAAAAAAATCTATTGGATTTATGTTATCTGTAGTATATGATAATGTATCATAATCTTCTCCTTGCATAGACATTGCTGTTTCATTTAATATTGAATTTAAAGGAGAAGAATTTGTAAATTGCAAATTAGATTGTTTTTTGTATGTTTCTGCTGTATTTAATGTCATTGGGAATTGAGATTTTTTCATCTCTTTTATAACATTACTTACTCCGGTACTAGACTGTTTATTTTCATGTAGTATCTTTGGCAGCTCTTCTCTTAGAGCCGCTTTAACTTCCTCTCTAATTAATTTTCTAAGTAAATCTATTTTTGCCATATATTATAAATATTATTTTTAATTATTTTAACGAAGCATTTTCATTCTTTAATTGAGTATTTCTTTGTTCCAATTTTTTTATCTTGTCTTTTAGATCTTTTATTTTTCTTCTCAATAATATTACTGCAGCTGGATTGGCGACTGTTGCAACTATTGCGGCTGTGTATCTCTTTATTCTAGAATTATGGAAATTAATTTGTTCTAAATTTGCTTTTATTTCGTCTTCATTCGCAGATCTCTTAATTTTAGCCACTTTTTTATTTTTGACTTTATTATTCGGATCTGATTTCGCTAAAGAATCTGCAAGTTGTCGTTTTTGTTTTGCCATCTGTATTCTCATACGACGACGTAAACGTTTTCCTCCCTTTAGTTTATTTACGAATGCATTTAAATTTAAAGAATCGTCTTCTTCATCTTCTTCCTCATCTTCGTCTTCATTATCAGGATCGTCATTAATGACATCAATATTCAATTCATCTATCGTGTCTATAGATACAGTGGGATCTTCCAAATAATTAGAAGCCTCCTCGTAAATATTTAATTCAGCAGCAGATGTAGTTCCTTGTACAGATTTTACTAGATTTTTACTAATTAATAATAACTTTACTTCTTGAATAATAACATTGTCGTCAGATGCAAAAGTAGGTGTAGATTGAACAATTACGTTTCCGTCTTTATCTAATGCAACGCCGTATCTTCTTTTTCTCGGAATATTTTCATCAGTTAATTTTTCGTCTAATATCGAAATGCTATATCCGCCAAATGTTTTTTGTTTGTTTTGTTTATTATTATTGTACGTGTCTAAGTAATTTTTAAAAATAGCTACAGTTGAATCTAGCTTATTTATAGAATCTTTCATCTCAGAAACCAGAGAAGGATCCATATTATCACAATTTTCTAAATTTAACAAAGATATTTTTAGATTATCAGATATTTCTTGTAGTTTAATTATTATGCCATTTATTAAATTAAAAATAGAATCAAGTACAATGCTTATTTCTTGTAATCTATTTTGAAAATACTTTACTGTATCTACAATTTTTCCATTAGCTTCTGACATTAATGTTGATAATCCCAAAATCGTAAATATATTAGGCACTGCCAATAATTTTAAAAACTTGTTAATTATCTTTAGTACAAAAACTAGTATTAGACAAACCTGTACAATAGTTCTACCTAAATTAACGTAAGATATTATTTGATTACAAACGTTTTGAATGCTAGTTAAAGTTCTCAAAATACTCTTAATAGTTCTCGCTATTTTCTTTGGATCAATTAATTTATCTAATTTTTTTAGCTGCTCTTGTATTTTACCACCTGCAATATTATTTGCAAAACTAACTAAGTCTTTTGGAGTAGATAGCGCTTGTATTGCAATACACACATTTCTTGTTTTATCTATATAATCTAGTGCTTTTTTTACATCTGCAGAAGCTAGATTTCTCGGATCAGAATATTGAGCGAAAAAAGACAATATATTATTTATGCCATTTTCAAATATTGTAATTTGAGGAAATGCTTGTAGAAGCTCTGGATTTTTAAATATTTCTTGAGAGTTTACTCCAACAATATTCTCTAAAAACTGTCTTACATCTGTGATTAAATCGCCTAAAGCTGTTGAGCTTGCAACAGAATTAAAATCTGTATATTCGCTATAGTATCTATCTATTACTCCTTGTACGTCATACGCAGTTTTTTGTAACGTATATTTTACCCTACCATAAGTAGTATTAATCTCTTGTTTATTTTTTTCTGGATCAAAATTAGAGCCTTGCACTGCATTGGAAGAAGCAATATAGGTGAATAAAGAACATAAATCAATAGATGAAAATAATTTTACTATGTTTATAAGACCGTAATCTAAAGGATTACTAAATTTTCCGTTTTTTAAACCAAACTCAGAAGTGCCTTTTCCGTAATAGTATTGATCTATCTTGTCTTCGATTTTTGTTACTATATCTTGTATAGTGTGACTTATTTTTCCAAATCCTTCTGCAAGACTTGTACCAGGCGGTGGAGGAGTTTTAATGGCTCCTTCTAAAGTTTGCGCATTAACAGGATTATTCGGCGCAGAAATGGCGGGTGGCGCGCTACTTACTGATACAGGTGGTTTATTTACAGAATTATTTCCCATTATTTTGTAAATGTTACTTTTGATAATGGATACTGAGGATTATCTTTATTTTGCAACCTCGGTATCAAATTTTTACATGTAGTATATAATTTATCTCCTGCTGCTTTTATTGCCAAAAAAGATGCTGCTGGAGAAGTATCAGATACGCGTTGAAGTTGAGAAGCTAACGATTGTAAATCTGTAACGATATTTAAAAATTGTAACAAAAAAGTTTGACCTAATATAATAGGTTCTCCTTGAGTTGACGCCTTATGTCCCAATTCTATTTTATCAGAATCTATCAAAATAGCATTTTTAGCATCAAAATTTATAGTATCAGTAGAAGATAATGCTACCATCTTTTTACCAAATAAAAAAATACCTTCATTTTTAGAGTGAAGAAGGACTCTATCTGATGATAATATAATTTGTCTCCCTTTATATGGAAAATTTGGATCTAACATATTTTATTTTTTTATTATTCACTATCGTTTGTAATTTCTTGCGCACTATCTTGAAAATTATTAGTGACAGTGTTTATGTTTACCGCATTTTTATCCTGATCAGCTGCGGATACAAATTCATTGGTTTTAAAATATCTTTCAGGACGCTTAGCATCTGCCACTTGAGGATTGTTAGAATTACTAGTAGCATACGATCTTTTTGGAAATAGATTAATGTCAGTCATTATAATGCTGTGATCTTCTGTTAAGTAAATTGAAGATCCGTCTTTATTAATGTCTTCAAAAAATGTTGGTGAATCTATCTCAGCACTAGTAGGAAATCTTTGTTTATTAGAAATAATAGTAATAGGTTTTCCATTATCAGTATTATCTGACCATGTATTGTACTTATTCATGTTTGGCACACTTGATCCGAATCTAATTGATTGACCAAACCGGCCTTGAATTATTATGTCGCCTTCAAAAGGTCTAAGTTGTTTTATGTTTTCTTGTTCGTCAAAAGTGAAACCTTGTGCAACTGGAATATTACCTACTGGACCTTCAGAATCATAATCGGAAGAAATTCTAGTATTTTTAATTTGAGCAGCGTATTGTTCCAATCTTGGAAATACATTATGATGAGCATCTCCCCATGTAGCAAATGGTGGAAGATAGTAATAATCTTGCTCTTTTGATCCATCATTCATATTTGAAGAAGGTCCTGAAAAGATTAAAACTTGCTCTCCAATATTAGGATAGTGTCTTATATTTCCAAACATTGGATACGCTTTTCTTGAATTGTTTGAACTTGCGTTAGTTCCTGATTTATTTATAAATAAAGGTTCGTAGTATATTGCGCCTATATCTTTTTCGCATGTGAAATCTAAATCCTGAATGGTATTAGTTTTTTGAGACCCTAATATAATTCTATTTACTCTACCCACAAAAAATGGAGGTAATGAACCCTCAGCGCTTGCACCATTATATACATCAAAAGCCATATTAATTAATTAATTAGTTTTTTATCGTCTTTTGGAATAATAGAGTTAACTTCACTAAATAATTGAGCTATGTCCTTTTCAGATAATAGGCTAGTATCGCCTTCTGCAGATTGAGCTTTCTCAGCAGCTTTTTGAAATAGTTGAAGTATCTTCATAAGAACCTCATCATTTTTAATACTAGAATCAAAAAAGGCTTTTAACAAAGGCACTATAATAATAGCATCTCCAGGAGAAGATATTAATTCTGACAACCTCTCTATTTCTCCAGTAAGTCTGCTGTCTTGCGACTTGTGTTTATCGTAGACTTCTTTTACTAGATCAGAGATTTTTTTTCCTTTGAATATTTCTTTATCTAAATCCATTGTTTTTATATAAATATCAATGGTCTATATTTTGAATGTAGTGTTCTAATATACGTTTATATACAGATTTTAATTTTTTTATAACCTTTGTTATTGTTATACTTGGAACATCTGCAATTTCTTTTACATAAATAAAAATAGCTTTTTTATTAAAAATATCTATGTTGTTTCTTTTCCTAAAGATTTCAAGTATAGCATCAGCGGTTTTTAGATCTTCAGCTTTATCGAACATTTCAAATATTTTATCTTCTATTTCTTTAATAAACATGTCGATTACTCCCAATCTATCTATATCGTTAGATTCTGGTTTTTCAATAAGTAGATCTATTGTCTTCTCTTCGTTGTGTATCTCTTGAAAATCCGTTTTTGAAAGTATTTTTTTATAGTTCTTTTGATTATATAAAATCAAATACCTTTTTACAATAGTTCCAAAATAAGAATACGCCTTTCCCTTAGATTGATCGTAGAGATCTATCTTTTGAAGTAGAAACGATATTACCTCATATTTAAGATCTTCGATGTTATCTACATCAGTATAATAGAATTTAAAAGTATGAATTATATTTTCAGCTAATTTATAAAAAGCATTATGAATTTTTTCATTATACAATCTATTTTTTTCATCGTATGTTTTAGCAACTCTGTATGCCAATATAGCATTTTCTGTGTCCTCAGTAAAATATACATTTTTTGTTTTAGGCTTTCTTTTTCTAGGAACTCCTTTTTTAGTCAATTGGACTATTTCTACTTCTTTATTATCACTCATTTGTTAAATAGTCTTTTATTTGAGATTGTATTTGTTTTACGGAATCGAATAAGGCATGCAATTCAGGATCTGACTGAACCCATATAGTAGAATCTATTTTTTCTACTGCTTTATCTATTTCTTTAATAGTTAAAAGCATAGAATCTATAAAATTATTCTGTTTGATGACAGCATTTTCTAACTTTTTATTCTTATTATATAAATTATATATAACGTAACTTAAAATTGTTAGGGGCCATAGTATGACCATTATTAGTGTAAACATATTTTATTTATTTTGATTTTCTATTCGTGATGCTGCTAAGTCAGCTTGATGGACAATATACGGTAGATTGGTTTTTAATTCCGCATCTGGAGAATACGTTATGTAGTAAGCCTTATTTGCTTCTTCATATAACCCATCATGCAATTTGATTGTCAAGAATTCATTTTCAGAAACTGGAATATTAGCTTGTTGGAGGTAGTATAGACTTCTATCAGCTATTCTCATATGAGTCATATTGCTATTGTACTTGTAATGAGCTCCTTGGTTTTTAATATGCCATTCTGAATCATTAGGAACATAGAAAGGTTGATCATTTGTGCCTAATTTTCCAAGATCGTGATTCAAACACGAGAATACTAACTCTTCAAGAGTGTAATTTTTCTTTTGATTGAATTTATCCCACACTCTATCGATTACTAATGCTAATTCTGTAACTCTTAATACGTGATCTAAGTAACCTCCTGGGAAACAATTATGATGAGCATCTTTTGTTGATGCTGGAGAATCCACTAATGTCTGCTCTATTGATTTATAGAAGTTTATAAGTTGATCTTTCCTAGATCCAGTAATGTACTTGTCAATATACTCATAGAATTTATTAACGTTTTCAAGCATTTGTTCAGCTGTTAATTTGAATTTCATAACTCTTTTTATTTTAATTTACGCATTTTTAATGATAGTTAACATATTATCTATCGAGTGTACATACGTTAATATAGTTGTGCTATTTAAATTTTTAATTTGATTCAATTGATTAGATTCTTTAGCAAAACAAATTAATATTTTTCTATTTGGAAAAGATTCAATAATACACATTGGATAGATATTAGATTTTGTCGCGTTTTCTAATTTTTCGCATGCTAATTGATCAGTTGCGTATGATACCTCTTTATACTTTATAAAAGAATGATTCAATTCGTTTTTTAACCTATCACAAACAGAGCATCCTTGAAGTGTATATATCGTTATTTTATTCGTCATAAAAAATTAAGTAGTTTCGTTATCTAATTGATCATCATCAAATTCGGGATCATAAATAGCTAATAGAAGAGTCCACATTTTTTGCTCTTCGTCTGTCATTCCATCGTAAGAAATAGCTAGATATTTGTATATTGCATCTAGTTGTTCTTCTGTTAGTTGTTGCTGCATAAGCATAAATATGATTACAGGGTATTTGGCCCAATTTTCTAGTGATGATGATCTTGTTTTTTGTTTTTAACTTATTTTCCAATGCCCTGCGGAAATTTTACCCCCGTCGATTTAATATCATGTCGAAATTCATCGGCTTTTTATTAAAAACTATATTTTTATACCTGACGCATTGTTACCTTGATCTTAGCGCCGAGTAGCGAAATGCTTCTTTATTCTACGACTCGCTCATGGAATCACACCAAGCTACGGTATAGAGCATAAAGTTTCGCAATTTACATAAATATACAACAATATTTCTATAAAAAAAAATAATTTTTAAAGTACATAGAAAAAAAAGTTTTTTATTTCGAGATAAAAACAGTATATTAGTATTATGGATAATAGTAAATACGTACTTGGCTTATTGGAATCTGTTCTAGGTAAAGCAAAACCCGACAAAAATAAAATGGATCACATATTCCATTGTCCTATATGCAAACATAAGAAGCCTAAACTCGTTGTAAACATATCAACTGGACAATATAACTGTTGGACATGCCATCCAGCGACAAAGGGTAAAACTCCAGTAACGTTATTTAAAAAACTAGAAGTCTCGGCTGATAAAATACTAGAAATGAAACAGTATTTTAAAGGAGATAGAACGTCTCTTGAGAACTATAATCCTACTAAAGTAACATTACCAGAAGAATTTGTACCACTAAGTAATATTCCTAAAGGTATCAATATAGAATACAGACACGCAATGGTTTATTTAAAACAAAGAGGAATAACTACAGAAGATATAAAGAAATACAATATGGGATACTGCTCCTCTGGAAGATTTAGAAATCGCATCATTGTGCCTTCATACGATAAAAATGGACAGCTTAATTATTTTATTGCTAGATCATTTGAAAAAGAACCATTCTTAAAATATGATGCTCCAAGCTGCTCCAAAACAGAAATTATAGGCTTTGAATACCTTATAAATTGGAAAATACCCGTAATTCTATGCGAAGGATCTTTCGATGCTATTGCAATTAAAAGAAATGCAATTCCTTTATTTGGTAAAACTATTCCAAAAGCGCTAATGATGAAATTAGTAGAATCTGATGTAAAAACTGTATATATAGCATTGGACAACGACGCTCTTAAAGAGTCTATGACTTACGCAGAGAGTCTAATTAATATGGGCAAAGAGGTTTATCTAATAGAATTAGAAGGAAAAGATCCTGCAGACATGGGATTTGAAACAATCACTAAACTTTTACATAGAGCAAAGCAGCTCACATTCACAGATTTATTAATTAAAAAAATGCAACTAGCATGATAAACAAATCAAGTAACGTCTTTAAAGACAAGCGCTTAAAAATGATGGTCGAAACAGACCCCGATCTAAGACAAATCACACTTCCCGATGCCAGATACTACCAAAGATCGCCAGGCATATTTTATCCTTCAGTGACAACTATATTAGGTTATTTTCCCAAAGGAGCATTTTTCGAAACATGGTTAAAAGATTCTGGTCACAATGCTGATTTTATAATGAGACGTGCAGGAGATGAAGGCACTCAAGTTCATAATGCAGTAGAAGATATTTTAAGAGGAAAAGAACTTAGATGGATAGAGGCCGACGGCCATGTAAACTATAACACTCATGTTTGGAGAATGATTTTAAGTTTCTACGATTTTTGGAGTACGTACAAACCAACTCTTTTGCTTTCTGAAGAGTTTATGTTTTCAGACACACATAAATATTCTGGAACATTAGATCTTTTGCTAGAGTTAAATGGAAAAAAATGGATTATAGATATAAAAACCTCAACAGCTATTCACACTAGTCACTTTTTACAAATGTCTGCGTATGTAAAAGCTTACGAAGAAAGATATTTACAAAATATAGATAATGTTGGTATATTGTGGTTAAAATCTCCAAAAAAAGGAGCTGATAAAACTGGCAAAAGAATACAAGGAGCTGGTTGGGAATTAAAAGAGGGAGATAAAAGCATAGATGATTACTTTCAAATGTTCCTACATACGTACGAAACATATAAAATGATGCACCCGGAACAAGAAATAGAGATGTTAACTCTACCAAACTCTATAAAGCTCTAGGTTTAAATATTTATAAGCATGATAAGGTTAAGTAGTCTACTTTTAGAAGCTATCGGCAATCCCATAGCCATATTTTTAGCAGGTTCTGCTGGAGCGGGTAAATCTACATTTAGAAGGGAATTTTTGGATTCTATTGCAGATTTTACCATTTTAAATATAGATGATGAATACGAACCTTTATTACAAAAAGCTAATCTTCCATTAGATTTTAGAAAATTTAAAGGACCAGAAGATCTATCTGCAGCAGGCACAGCGATGTCTCAAGCTCAAAAAACTCATAGGTTTAAATACGAGAAGTCAAAAGCAGACATGTCTCATATAATAATTGACGGAACTGGAGGTTCATCTAGAGAAATTATAAAAAAGAAAAAAGAATTAGAAGATTTGGGATATAGAACAGCCATGGTTTTGATATTTGTTCCACCAGATATATCGCTTTATAGAAACATTAAAAGGGGCGATGAAGGAGGAAGAACTCTTATGCCTTCAATAATACTGAGAAGTTGGTCATCTATGTTTTCTAATATTGATGTATATAAAAAAGAATTTGGAGACAACTTTATGTTGTATAAAGCGTATAAACCGGGTGAAGAAATATTTCCAGATTTTGATCCATCTAATCCTGAAATGAAAAAACAATTTTTCGATCCATTTCAAGTAAAAGGAAAAGAAAAATCTCCAGAGGAAAGAGCTAAAATGAATAAAAACATTAAAGATCTAAATAATCAAATATTATCTCAAATGCAAAAGATAAAAGATCTTGATTTCGATGATCCTTCTGAAATTAAAATAAAGATAAATAGATTGGCAAATGCGTGATTATAGTCAAATAGGCGTAGAAATAATCAAAGAGATTCTTAAAGAGGTGGATGATAAGACAGGACCTTGTTTTTTTCCTGGTAAATTTAAACCACCTCATAAAGGTCATTTTGAAGCCGCTAAGTACCTAACTCAAAGACCCTATATAAATAAAGTATACGTTGTCATAAGCAATGTAACAAAATTTGGAATAACAGCTAATGATAGTCTTACAATATGGCAAGATTACTTAGCTGCTGAACCAAATAATAATATAGAAGTAAAAATTTCTACAGAAGGCACACCAATAAAAGATATATTTAGATTTGCAGCACAAAATCCTGAATTAAAAAGTATATATGTTGCATCAGCAAAAGAGGAAGCAGACAATCTAGGATATTTTGATAAATTGCAAGAGCAATTTCCTAATATTAAAAAAGAAGTTGTTCCCGACCAATTTGGTAGAATATCAGCAACTCAAATGAGAAACGCGGTAAAAGACGGAAATTTTGATGAGTTTGCAAAATTTGTACCAACAAGCGCATATAATAAAGGAAAAGCAAAAGAAGTTTTTGGATTGCTAACAAAAATTCTAGAAAAATAAATGGATTCTCAACAAAGATTAGGTATAATAAACGATTTCATTGAGTATTGTCAGACTAATTTAGAAATAGAAGACTTACCAGAAATAAATTTCACTGAAGAAAGAGAGTGGGCTACATCAATCCACAGCTTTGGACAATACGCAAACAATCAAAAATCTCTAGAAGTCTATATTGGAAATAGAAATTTAGCCGATATACTAAGAACACTTTCTCATGAACTAGTTCATCACAGACAGAACGAATTGGGAATGTTAGATTCAAGATCTGGAGACACAGGATCAGAAATTGAGAACCAAGCAAACTCAATATCAGGCATTTTAATGAGAAACTACGGAAAAATGAACGAATTAATATACGAATCAAAATTGAAATTTATGGCTGAGTCCATAATAAAGTCAAGATTCACTATATATTGCGATATGGACGGAGTTTTAACTGATTTTGAAGTACAATTTGATCACTATTACGGAATGAGCGCTAGAGAATTTTCAAACGCAAAAGGTCCAACAATAATGAAAAAAGCCGTTGACGATGTGGGACTGGATTTTTGGGCTAAAATGCCTCTATTTCCTGGAGCGCTTGAATTATGGTCATACATATCTAAATATCAACCTATAATATTGTCTAGTCCAAGTACTTTTAAATACGCTAAACAAGGAAAAGATATATGGATTGCTAATAATTTAAGACCATCGCCTAGCGAAATAATATATAAACAAACCGGTCACAAAGAAGAAGCTATCCAGGGACTGCCAGAAACTGAAATAAAGAGATCTATACTCATAGACGATTACTACAAAAACCTAGCACCATGGAAAGAGCTGGGTGGCATAGGAATCACTCACAGAAGCGCTGAACAAACTATAAACATATTAAAAAAGTTTCGATTATGAATCAATCAACACTGAAAAAAGAATTCTCTCAAAGCACAGTACAGAGAATGAGAAATATCATTACCGGAAAAGCAGGTGATAGGACACAAGTACAAACTGGTTGGGAAAAACACAAACAAGACTATCAAGAAGGCGATGTATGGGAAGAAAGCGGTAAGAGATGGACAATAAAAAATGGAATAAAACAAACTATCACTAAATTAGATAATCTAAAAAAGCTAGTAGTTCTACCATTGACTTGTCCAAATTGTAAAACTCCATTCAAAGCGCACGATGTTAATAAAAAAATGTATTCTATTCACGGAATGTGTTTAAATTGCGTAACGGAAATGGAAACCAAGTTAAAAATAGAAGGAAAATACTCGGAATATGAAAAAAATATTTTAAACCAAAATAAAAATGCTTCTTTAGAAGAATTTGAAATGGGTTTAGAAGCTTGGTTGAAAGAAAACGATTCGTTTGTTACAGAAGCAGGAGACGTGGAGAGCTGGGGAAAGGTGGACAAGACTAAAATGTACGAAGAAATAAAATCAAATATAGAAAAACTTAAAAAGATCGATATTTAAAATATTTATTAAAAAGCAAAAGCATGCCATATTCTATTGACTACAAAAATAAGTGTATATATAAGAAAAAAGAAGATGGTTCTCGTGGAGAAAAGGTAGGCTGTACTAAAGGCAATTTAAAATCATACATTGCGGCTGTTCAAATTCACGCAGAATCCAAAAAATATAACACAAAAAAAATGATAAAAGAAACAGACGAAATGAATCCTGAGATTATTGAACCAATCGATGGAGCTATCGCTCAATTATATGTGGTTCAAAAACCATATGTTGGCTGCGAATTAACTAGCCTCGTAAAACCTATAGATCCACTTATGGGAATAGGAGCAGGTCATTCTATAGTTCCAGATCAAGTGCATGCTGTTTTTGCTGACGAACCTACTGCTCAAAAAATAGCTACTGAATTGTACGAAACTTATTTGGAAGGTCAAGCTGCTTTGGAAGAGAAGAAAGAGACTACTACAAAAAAAGTTAAATCAGCTATAGATGCTCTAGAAAAGAAAAGAAAAGAGCACATGGACATGGCAAAAGAAGATCCTAAAAATGCAAGTAAACATCGTCAAGAAATTGCTGTATTGGCTAATAAAATAGACGATCTTATGACTAAATTAGAAAAGATCGAGAAGTCCAAAAAACCTGCAGAAGAAAAATTAGATGAAAACTTTTTTAAGAAATTAAAAGAGAGCATAAAAATGCAAAAATCTATTAAAGAAATAGGAAATACTTCTAATGTTCATCCTTGGGTATTAAGAGCTATGGAAGAACTAAAAGACGATTTAGATTTTTATTTAGGAAAAAATAATCAATATGCAGGATCTAGTATAGATTTTCAGTTACTTAAAACCAAAATGAATCATTTAACCAAAATGATTAATACTTACAATAAACAATAATACATAAAAATGGAACAATACGTAAAATTTATATCTACGCTATTCGCTAGTCGCACGCAAGCTCATATTTTTCATTTACAAACAAATTCTTTCGCAGCGCATAAAGCTCTCAACGAGTATTACGATGGGATCATAGATTTTGTTGATGGTCTAGCAGAAAGCTTTCAAGGACGATACGGTATTATGAGAGGATATACAAGTCCAACAACATTTAAAGAAGACGATCAAGTGATAACTTATTTCGAAGCTCTTTGTAAATACGTTGAAAGCACTAGACAATCTTTGCCGCAAGACAGTTATATACAAAATGAGATAGATAATGTAGTTGCTTTGATAGAATCAACTAAGTATAAACTTAAATTTTTGCATTAATATATGCATAAGCATGAATTAAACGAAGGCGAATTTTGCCCAATGTGTTTGAAAGAGTATATCTTAGAACACGCTAATAAATTAGAAGAGGCAGAATACAAAGGCAGAGACGTACCTTTAGGAAAACCAATGGCAGGAGACGTAAAGAAATTTAAAGTATACGTTAAGAATGACAAAGGCAATGTAATTAAAGTTAATTTTGGTCAAAAAGGGGTTAGGATAAAAAAGAATAATCCAAAAAGACGTAAAAGTTATAGAGCTAGACACGGATGCGATAAAAATCCTGGACCTCGTTGGAAAGCAAATTATTGGTCTTGTAGAAAATGGTAAATACAATAATATTATGCATAGCTTAAAACAATTATTAGAAATAGGAGATTATACCGCTGCAACCACAGTTCAAACAGGAGTTGATCCTGAAACAGGTAAAATTTCTTGGGACGTATCTTATAAGCCCGATTTTAATATAATATTTAAAAAATTAGACGAGGTTATAAAAAATATTCAACAAGCAGAAGCAGACGAACATATAAAAGATCCTGTTATAGAGCAGAGTTTAAAAGCTTTAAAAGCAGCTAGAAAATCAATGGAGTCAAGAATAATGGATAAATATCCAGAGTTTTTAAAATAAAAAACTATGATAAAATTAATAGCTCTATTATTAGAAGCAGAAAGAACAAAGTCTGGCGTAAAAGTTAAAGCCGCGTATTTAACAAAAGATAAAGCGGCGATGAAAAAAGAAATAGACAGAGTAAAAAAATTGAAATCAGATGATCCCTCAGCTTACAATAAATGGGACGCTGATTACTCAGATAAAGAAAAAACAAAAAAATACAAAACAAAAAAGTCTGCAGCAACTACTGCATACGAAAAAAGATTTGGTAAAAGCAAATGATAAGCCTACTTAAACTTCTTTTAGAATATGACGATAACGTAGAAAAAGCTTTATCTAATAAAGCAAAAGCTACAAAAATATCGAAAACTATACTTAAGCAGGTGTATGAAAAGGGCTTAAGCGCATGGAAAGGCGGACACAGACCAGGTGTTGGTCAACATCAATGGGCAATGGGAAGAGTCAATTCATTCGTAACAGGTCAAGGAGGATCAAGAAAAGTAGACAAAAAGTTATGGCAAAAAGCGAAAAAAAGCAAAAAGAAAAAAGCCAAAAAATGATAAAATTAAAAAATCTATTAAACGAAGTATCTTACGAAAAGTCTGGATTAAAAAAACCAGAACTCGCAGATAGAGACAAAGATAAAAAAATATCTTCTTGGGAAAAGAAAGTAGGTCAAAAAATAGAAAAAAATCTAGACGAAACTGCTCCTCAAGACGAATATTCTATAGGAATGAAAAAATATTCAGTGGGCAGACCTCAACAATATCCAGATTCTTGTCAAGAGTGCGGAGGAATGGTTTACGAAGGATCTTGTATGGAATGTGATTCCGTAAATCAAAATCAAATGACTTCTTATGATGGAGGATACGAACATGAAGAAGAATCTCATGATCATGAAGTTGGAATGGCTCAAAATCTTTTAAAAGACATCATAAGTAACGCATCTCAATTGATGGATAAAATAGGTCAAGAAGAAATTAATTTACCGGGTTGGATCCAAGATCACATATCGAAAGCTCAAAACTATATTAGTCAAGCAAACGTGGGATACCATGAACTATAATATGCAAAATCTAGACATACTAAAAAAATTATTACTTCAAGAGGAAGAAGATTCTAAAAGAATGGAAAAATCTCCAAAGACTTTCGAAGACGATCCTATGAATTTTATCTTGAATAAGTACGATACTCTAAAAGAGATAATGGCTGAGTTGATGTCTGAGAATTTTGAAGAACTCTTAACGGGAATTTATATATTAGCATATAAACCCAGTCAATTTAAAATAGTTCTTCACAACGGTCAATATTTCTTTATGACCTTTATGGGAGAAGCATATCAAGCTACAGTCTCTGGTAAAAACTATTTCTTATTAAATACAGGAGAGAAACAAAGAGCGATGTTGGCAATATCTAGATTGCTTAGATGGGGAAGTCCTCTAAAAGTAAAAGGTCCTGAAAGCGCTGAACAAGGGACAGAATCAGGAACAGAAGAAACACCAGTAGAAACTCCACCAGCAGAAGGAGGAGAAGAAACAGGAGAAGAAGGCGGCACATTAGAAGAATCATTGATTTTACGTAAGCTATTATCAGAATCAATAGAAGACGATATATCTAATATTTTAAAAAAAAATAAAAATATATCATCTTTAGGAATACAAAAGATAGAAAAAACTGGTAAAAACACATATAAAGTGTATTTTAGCGGTGTAAATACTAGAGATAAGAAAGCTAGATTAGACGCAATGAAGCAATTAATATCCACTAAAGGTATTAACGCTAGCATATCTAGAGGTCTTTCTTCTATAGGAAACGTAAAATTGTCAACCAAATCTGGAGACGTAAATCTATTATTTAAAGGATCATCAGAAACAGCCACTTCAACTAACGTAAAAGAAGGATTGGTAATATTATTTTTCTACTCTAAAATATCAAAGCCTGTAACAAAAACAAATTTTGATAGTATTGTAACCACGTTAAAAAAAGTATTGGCTAAATCCTCAGGAATAAGTGATAGTACAAAATCTGAATTAGATTCATTTTTGACGAGTATAAAAAATACGCCAGAAGCAATAAGTAATTTAAATCAACCATTATCTCAAGCAACAACTATAAAAAGTAAATATTCCACTTTTAATTTAACAAGAACTGGAATATTTGATGAGATTAGATCTGTTGCGCATGAAAAATTAGGCATGCCCGCAGATAAGTGGTGCCCTGGCGATGTTTACGTAGTCATTAATGAAAAGAAAGCTCAAAGTATTTTACAAAAAGCCAAATCTGAAGATTCTTCTCAAACAGCCGGCATATTAAATAATGCATTCGTTTCAAAATGGGGATCAGTAAATGCTCCATTGGTTGCGGTGTCATTAAAATTTGAAAAAGCCCAAGGAGGAAAAGCGAAAGCATATTTTGATAAGTTTAAAAAAGCGAAAACAGAGTATAACTTAACATCAGACGAACAAAATTATAACGAAAAGAAATACAGAGAGGGTATAGAAAGGTTAAGAAAGTCTATATTATCGTACGTAAAAAGCAACAAAAATATAAAATACGATATACCTGAAACAGATGTAAAAAATATAAAAGTAGAACAACTTAGAGGAAAGTATGCTGCATTGAAATCATTAAATTTCTTTTTTACTCAAATAACAAACGATGAAGGCGTACAATCTATAGATGATGCTTTACTGGCATTAGCCGCTTTTGCAATGTCTCTCGGAGATGTTTCTCCTACGTTCTATAAAGTTATAGCATCAAGTACAGGAGAATCTGGAAAAATAGAAACTTTCGAAGCTGGTAGTGCTCTTTCCTTATATGTTGAAGACAAAATACAACCTATAAAAATAACAGACACATCTACTTTTGGGGGATTGGTCATAGAGATATTAGCGTCCAAGAAGAAAGATGATAATATTAAAATAACATTGAATGCCAGAAATAATGGAACAACACAAGGCACTATAGAAATTTCAAAAATTCAACACATATAATATGTCATTCGACTTACAAAAATATCTAATAGAAAACAATCTTACCTTAACAGGAAAAATAAGAATGTTTGAAGACAAAGATACTGAAGAGCCTACAGAAGAAGATATGAAATCTACTGATAAGGACATGAAGGATTTAGATAAGAATAAAAAAGAATTGGCGCAATTACAAGCAAAGGCAAAAGACATAATTTTTAAATACACTGAAGATACGCCGCAAGGCAGAAAAGTCAAAGGCAGCATTTCTGATTATAAAAAAGCGATAGGAGACATTCCAAATAAAATAAAACAACTAAAAGATAAAATCAAAGCAGTTGAAAATCCCACAGATACCGATACAGAAGATTAATTATAAAACAGTGCTATATATAGTATTAGGATTTGTTTTACTATACGGAGTTATATTACTTGCAACACGTAAACCACAAATTCCCGCTGATATTAAAGCAACAATCGACTCATTAACTAATCTTAATAAACAATTAATAGAACATCAAAAACAAATTGATAGTACTATTCATGTTTATGAAACTGAAGTTAAACAAGTTGATGATAAAATTGATAATATAAAAGAAAAAACAACAATTATTAAAGAATATTATCATGAAATAAGTCAGCAAGTTAATAATTATACTCTTACTGAATTAGATTCATTTTTTAAAAAAAGATACAACTACTAATGAAACAACATCTTAACGAAATTAAAAGAATGCAGAAATTAGCGGGAATCATTAAAGAAAACTATGATGATGATTCTTCAGGATATTCTTATGAATATAAAGAAGGACCAGGTGCTAATCCTCAAGAAATTGTAAATACAATAAAACAATATAAAAAAGATAAATTTACTTGGGAAAAACTAGCTAAAAATGATTTTTACTCGATGGCGCAAGGAAAATCAGCTGATATAAAATCAGAATACTACCCAGAGTGGAAAAAAGAAGATTTTCAAACAGTTATAGACGCGTTAGAGTCTTCTTCTTTAAATGAAGATAAGAATGATACTGGAGAAGAATTAGCTAATTTTTTAAATCAAAATCAAGCTGAAGTAGAACGTAAAATAAATAGACCTGATTTACATCTAGATAAATTTTTACCTAATGGGGACTATACTAAGGGTACCGCGGTAGATGATGTATTTGATCCTCCTTTTAGAGGTATAATATTATCGTTTAGTAAAGATGCAATTGATTATGATGATATAGAAAGTATAGAAGTACAAGGTAAGACTATATATTATTCTGCTTTCAATAATTAATAATAAAAAAAATGAAACAAATACTAACTATACTATTAATAATATTATCACTTTCATCTAAAGGACAACATGTACCTACATATGATAGTTTAGGTAATGTCACTTACTATACAGAAGATACAATTCACTTACCATACTCAGTTGCTAAAAAAATAGCTAAAGAATTAGTAGGATGTGATAGCACTAAAGCAATACTTGAATTAACTAAAGAACAACTTACTTTAACTGAACAAAAAGTAACATTAAAAGATAGTGTTATAGCCCAACATATAAAAAAAGGTGAAATATACGAAGATCGTATCAAAAACGAGCAACTAAAATTCGATATGCAAGGTAAATGGGTAGATCAGTTACGTAAGCAAAATAAAAAACTTAAAGTAAAACTACTATTCACTAAAATAACATTAAGCGCTATTATAGGCGGACTAACATATTTATATATAACAAAATAAAAGTAAAATGAAAAACGAAATCAAACTTGGATTACTAACAGATAATTTTATGTTAGGATTAATTTTAGCTTTGCAAGCTGTAGCTGGACAATCTCTTGATGAACTAACAAGCGATGCAGCACAATCAGCAGTAAACGACCATCCAGGAGTTAAGGATATTCCAGAATTGGTTGGTTATGCTGGAGATTTTATTCGTGTGCAATTAGGAATTCAATAAGAATAGAAATATTCTATTTGTTTTGTCACTTAATAAATATACAGTTGCATTGACCGAATAAAATATATATTTATAAATTAAAAGCAGTTCGTGTCTGAGCAAATAAGTATAAAAGAAAAGATAAAAGAGGAGTTCATTAAATGCGCTCAAGATCCTGTGTACTTCATGAAGAAGTATTATACGATCCAACACCCACAAAGAGGTCGACAATTGTTTGATCTCTATCCTTTCCAAGAAAAAGTACTTCGCTTATTTCAAAAATATCCTGACTCCGTTATTAATAAATCCAGGCAGTTAGGTATCTCTACTCTGGTTTCTGCATATTCATTGTGGTTGATGATTTTCAATAAGGATAAAAATATCCTTGTAATCGCTACCAAACAAGATACTGCAAAGAACATGGTAACCAAAGTAAGATTCGCTTACGATAATCTACCAGTTTGGTTAAAAATAGGAACAGGAGCCACAGAAAATAACAGACTTAGTTTGCGTTTAGCAAACGGTTCTCAAATCAAAGCAGTATCAGCGGCAGGCGACTCAGGTCGTTCTGAAGCAGTTTCTCTTCTAGTAATAGATGAGGCAGCGTTTATCGATAATATAGATACTATATATACTGCTGCTAAAATGACTCTTGCTACAGGAGGAGGATGCGTAGCACTTTCTACTCCAAATGGTGTTGGTAACTGGTTTCACAAAACATATATAGCTGCTCAAAAAGGAGATAATAATTTTATACCTATATCACTACCATGGACTGTTCATCCTGAGAGAGATCAATCTTGGAGAGATATGCAAGACATAGATTTAGGAAAAAGAAATGCTGCGCAAGAATGCGATTGTGACTTTCTTAGTTCAGGCAACACAGTTATAGATCCAGAAGTGCTTACTTGGTATGAGAAGAACTTTATATGCGAACCTCAAGAAAGAAGAGGTCCAGATAAGTCTTATTGGATTTGGGAATATCCTGATCCAATGAAATATTATACAGTTATTGCTGACGTTGCTCGTGGAGATGCATCAGATTTCTCAGCTTTTCACGTTATAGATATAGAAACAATGACTCAAGTCGCTGAGTATAAATCGCAAATTGGAACTAGAGACTACGCAAATGTACTTATAGCAGCCGCTACTGAATATAATCAAGCTCTATTAGTTGTAGAAAACGCAAATATTGGTTGGGACGTA